GAGAAGGAGCGTTTACAGGCCGTCAATGCGGAGTTGGCGGATAAGTTGGCCGAGGCCAAAGGCATCAAGACGGGCGGCACGCCTTGAACTGGGAACTTGGGTTGGCCCTGCTGGCGTTCGGAGTCTGGACGCTGGCGGTTGCGGGAGCCGGGTGGTGGCTAAGGGGTGTCACCACCTGGCAGATTACGGAGCATAGACAACCGGGAGATATCCCGAAACCGAAGTTGGTAGATGAGCATCGGGAACAGCCGAGTGGTAGGGAAGAAGAAATCGGATTGGAAGAGGAGCCATAAATGGCAGGGGACCAGGACATGAAGGAAGTAGGGAAGGGAGTCTCGGCGTTCAAGTCGTATGCGGTATTCAGGGAGAAGTTGACGCATCCCGCGACGAAGAATGATGAGAACGATTTCTTGTATTTGGTTTACAAGGAGTTACAGAAGCAGAACCCGGACCATTACACCATGCCATTCCCGATAGGGATAGATAGGTATCGGTTTTCTAGGGAACTGGTGACGTTAAAGAGTGTGATTGGGAACCTGTACCAGGGGCCTACCATTCCGAAGTTGATGTTGAAGATTATCAGGGCTTATGAGGCGGCTTGTTTGAAGCGTTGGGAGAACAGAAAAAATGAGAATAGTTGACGGCCCACTTGGAGGAAAAAACTACAAGACTAAAATTCCTGTAAGGGAATTGGTCTTGAATGTTTTGTTTGCGGGAGGGGTTTTAGACAGCATGGTTTACAGAGCGGAGTACGATGGGGTTGGAGAGGAAAAGGTTGGGCTTTACTGGGTTGGATGGGCGTATGACGGGCCTAATGAACCATTGGATAAAACATACCTGAAAGCATCGTTTGGAGGGATTTTAAACTAATGCCTGATGAGCCGGAGTACAAGGAAGATAAGATCCCTGTTGGAGTGCCGGACGCAAAGGGGGCGTCTTATGAGAACCACATAGGGAGGGTGGTTCCAAAGGCGAGTAGTGACGGGTACAAGACCAAGGCAGAGCGTTGGAACGCAATGTCACAGGTTTTGAAGTTGAACGAAACCCGAATGATAAACGGGTTGAAGATGGTTTCGGACGACACGCTTTGGCGGCATTGCAAGTTCACTTATGAGGAATTGTACAAAGAGGCGTCTATCCCTGAATTTAGGGATATGCGTATGTCTAGGGCAAAAGGGGAGTTGGGAGATGGTCTAACGGACGTTGTTGGGCATGTGAAGGCCGCGATACGGGCAATGGCTGACGATTCGATGAAGAATCCAAAGGATGCGGCAAAGAGGGAAAAGTTCCTAAAGGTGACGTTGGATTTTGCGGAGAAGTTCGGGATTTATGATGTGGATTCAAGCAAAGCCAACATGACGCAGGAAATGGACACAGATGCGGCGGTACAGGAGTGCATGGCGTTGTTCAAGGAGTTGACAGGGAGCGAGGTTCCCGTACAGAAGTTCCTAAAGGTGGCGGTGATAGATGGAATTAACACAATCGGCGGAAAGCAAGATGATGAGGTTAGTTTCGTTAATCAACCATCTAAAGATAGTAAAGGAGATTGACCCGGTACAATTATTCTATCCATACGACCATCAAATGAAGTTGATGAAGTCGAAGAAGAAGTACCTGTTCATGATTGGGTCAAATCGTTTGGGCAAGTCGGATTGGCTTGTGGTTGATAACGTTTTGTACGCGGAGGGGCGACATCCAAGCGGAGTAAAGACGGAAAAGAACGCAAAACTTTGGATAGTGGTGTTGAAGAATGACATGGTGGACAAGGTTTTGATGCCGAAGTTCCGGCAATACTTGAAACCTGGAAGGTGGGAATACAATGACAATAAGAAAACCATCTACGTCAAGAGAGGGCCTTATAATTGGTCTGAAATCGAGATTAAATCGCAGGAAGCGGGAAGAGGTTCATTTGAGGGCGCTACGGTCCATCGGCTTTCATTTGATGAGCAACCCCTTGAAGAAATCTTCGACTCCGCTCTCGTCCGGGTCATTGACACCAAAGCCCAAGTGCTGATGGCGGCAACGATGTGGGAAGAAGGCATTTCCTGGGTTTACGATAGGTTCATAAAGCCTTACATGGACGGTATTTCAACGAACGTAGAGTTCGTGACGGGCCGGATGGATGCGAACCTGATACTGGATAAGAGCCGGATTGATGAGTTTTACAGGCAGTTGAGTTTGAGGAACCCGGAGGAAGCGGAAGTCCGTGTATTGGGGGCAATGATAAGCCTGTCTGGCAAGTGTCCGTTTAACATGGCGGCCTTGAACATGATGGAAAACGAAGCGAAGCCGGTAGAAACATGTGAATTGATGTATGGAGCGTAAAATGCAAGCCCTAAACAACCGAGTGATAGTGAAGAAAGCCAAAATGCCGGAAAAGACCAAGAGCGGCATCTATATTGCGGATTCAACAAAGAAAGACGGGCTTGTGAAGTTGAACATTGGGAAGGTGGTTTCGTTCGGGCCGGGTTGCAAGACGGAAACAGGGGAATGGCTTTCGGGATACGAAGGCAAGGTGGGGGATTGGGTGGCGTGGGAGCAATTCGGGGAATTTTCTGCGGAAGTGTTGGGTGAAGGGATTTGGGTTTTGAGGAATGAGGATTTAACGGTTCGTTTGGACCCGGAAGAATATGAGAAATATACAAAGGACGAAGGCGAAACGAAGCCAGAGGAAGAAAAACCAGAAATCACACCGGAACAGATGTACAAAAAGACAATCATAATTGCTTGCTACAAATGCGGGAACGAGTGGGAAGAAAAAGAAGGGGAAACAAAAAGGACTTGTAATAGATGCCACGCGCTGGACGTTTATCACAAAATTGAGGCCCCTGGCGTGGTGACGAACCTAACTCCGAAGTTCCACTAATGAACGCCGTAACTAGAAAGCAGATGGAAGGAGGCAGGTGGAGGATTTTTGTTCCTCCAAAGACGGGATATCATTACTGCTGCGGGATAGACGCTGCTTCGGGGAAAGAAGGGGCCAACGAGTCGGTAGCGAACTTTCTTTGCATCGAAACGGGCGAACAGGTGGCAATCCTGGCGGGGAAGGTAAACCCGGAGGACATGGCGATTGAAGCGGAGAAGGCGGGGATACTTTATAACTACGCAGAATTGGCCCCTGAGCGCGAACAGCATGGGATGACAATTATCACGACACTTCGGGAGAGAAATTACCCGAACATGTTCTTCCATGATGAAGATTTGACGGCAATGGGAGGAAGTTCTAGGGTGTGGGGATGGGATGCGAGGAAGTACAGGAACACGGCGATAGATTGGCTTCAACAGGACATAGGTTATTATGCGTCATTAAAGCCTGTTGAGAGGGAAAAGTCGCTGACGATAAACGACAAAGAAACGCTGGCGCAGCACAGATTCTTCATTCGGAACAAGACGACAGGGAAATGGGAGGCCACGCCTGGGAAGTATGATGACCGGGTATCGGCCATGTACATTTCTAACTTTATCCGAAGGCTTCGGATGAAGCACTTTTTCGCAAAAAAGACGGAAAAGAAGCAGGGAGAGACATACTTAGACGTTCTGGCAAGAGGGATTAACGAAGATGACGAGGACAGGAGCGTAGACTTCGATGAGTGAGAAACCCACGGTTTACAAGTGTTTAAACGACGATTGCTCCTATCACAAGCGCATGAAAGAGAAAAAAGGTAAGGATTGGAGGAACATTTTAGGGGTAGGAATCATCAAAGGTGAATCGTTCATTATTTTTAAATGTAAGGAGTGCGGGCAGGAGTTGAGGGTCAATATGGATGAGCAAGTTGACAAAACGGCGGTCAATGTAGCAGAATTACTGATGAGGCCACGTGCAAACGCTTAAAAGATGTTGGTACTGCAAGTGGACGAGTCACGGGACGGAGTTACGTCCACAGATGGTAGAAAAAACTTGCCCCCGGTGTGGGATGGGGGCATGGGAGTGGGTGCAGTCGAAGTCGTCAGGGAGACGCGGGGCCGCTTACTATTCCGATTCAACGGACCAAGTAATGCGGAAAAACAGAGAACAGTTACAACTGTTTTCTGACGGTCGTTTAAAACTCGACCGAACGCGAACCCGGACGGACAAATTTGACGCTTGGATACCCACAAACTGAAAGTCCACACACACGGTCTGATTTTACCGACGGACAAATTGTTGACCCGACTATTTCAGAAGCAGACGATAAAAAGTTAGTCAAGTTCGTAGGCGAGTGCGTTCAAGCATCCGAAATCCATAGAAACCAATTTGCGATAATGACTTCATCCTACCTACAGGATGCGGCCAAGTGCAAAGACCTATACGAAGGACGGTTGTACTCCAAGCGGAAAAAGAAAGCCCACGAATGTAAAGAAGATGAATACCGATACTACGTTGACTTTGACGTTTCGCAAGCGAAGCAATTTGACTTCATCGAGCGGGTAAAAGAAACCGACCAATCGGACGAAAGCAATCAAGACCAAGCAAACGCCCTAGACGTGATTTCAATGCAGCGTCTTATCAAATACTGCATGAAATTATCGGATAGCGAGGACAAGGAAGAGGACCACCTTCGCTTCCGTGGAATCTACGGGAATGGACTTTATAAGTTCCAGCCAAAGGAATACGAAGGGAAGAACTGGCCTGGGCATGAAGTCATTGATACTAGGTTCTTCGGGATTTCTCCGGGTGCGACGGATATAAAAGACGCGGTTTATTGTTTTTATAAAAGACCTGTTCCTACCTCCGAATTAAAAGAATCTTTCCCGGCCTTTGCAGACCAAATCATGCCAGACCCTGACGTTTCCTTCAACGGCGACCCAAGCACGGACAATGACAACATACGGATTGGGATGGACTTCGGTTCACAGTTCGTCATGGCTGTTGGGAGTGGGTTGAAAGACTTGTTTGCGGGTGGTGGGGCGAAGTACAAGCAAACCAAACTGACGGAGTTCTATTACAAAGACCCGGCCAAAAAAGTCATGAAAACTCCCGAAGAAATCGTGGCCTGGGTTGATGAGAACCCTGGATTTGGAAGCAAGGAAAATGCTGATAAGGCAAAACAAGACCACATTGCACTATTGGCGAATGGACCTGTTGAGGATTTGAAATATCCTTTCGGGCGGGTTCTTCTGATTTGCAACAACTTGAAACTGGATGACTACGCAAACCCATATCCTTGGTTTCCTTTCGTAAATACGAAGTGCTACCGGAGGCCAAAGGAGTTTTGGTCTAAGGGAATCATCCACGTTATCCGAGAACCAGTCCAAAACTCGCAATTGATTATGAGCGGATGCGCCGCTTCGGTTGATTACCGTCTGCGTCCTGTTTATTACACGAGCGGGGCTAATGCGACGCAGATTCAGGACATGAAACGTGTTCCAACTGATCCAAACACTTTGGTTCATTTGGGGAACCAAATCGGGGCAAAGATTGACACTTTGCCGGTTCCTCCGTTGCTCCCGTCAGACGTTAAGGCTTTGTCTGACTACCGAATCAATAAGGCCGAAAAGACGGCGGGGCTTGATTCTACGTTGGCTGGGCATAACCAGACCGGGACTTATTCGGGCGTCCAATACGAAAAGCAACTTGACCAAGCCACGCAAGCCCTAGTCCTTCGGTTTAAGGAATTGAATAAGGGCCGTGAGGCTTTGGGGGAAATGTACCTTTGGTTCTGCCAGAACTGGGTGACAGACGAAAGAAGGATTGCGCTTCTTTCTCCTGGCGAACAATCCATCTACATGACGTTGAACCAGACGAAGTACGAGAACGGGACACCTTCAACAATCAATGACGTTTCCAAGGGAAGGTACAAGTTCTACATCGAAGCGGGAGTGAACAAACCGACTTCAAAGGCCGAACGGGCTTCGCAGATGCAAGCCATTGGGGAACTGTTAAAACCTTTCGACCCCGTTTTGGCTACCGAGTTGCAGTTGAAGGTGTTCGACATGCCTGGGATGGCAGAGATTATCCAGAGGGCAACCGTTTCGTTCCAGAAATACCAACAGAACCAGGATTTCCAAGCGCAAGTCAATCAGAGGTTGGCACAACAGAAGTTGGAAATGGAACAGGACATCAAGTTACGTGATGTGAAGGTGAAGGAAACGAAGGCGGGGGCCGATACGCTGACGGCGGTTGGAAACGTGGTTGCGGCTTTGGCGAAGTCTGGAATCCAGGTTGATCCGAAACTGATTATGGACGCAATAACCGTAGGACAAGCGGATACGAGCATGGTAACGCAAGGGAGCGTGTCATGAGTGATTTGCCAGCCAGAAACAAAGAACTTGACCGGATTGCCATGAACGCATCAAGGGAGTCTTTACCTTGGTACGCGCCTTTCGTGGGGAACCCTCAACTCATGCAAGCGGATAAGAGTGGATACAACACCAACGCTCTTGCGAAGTTACAGCAAATGCGTCTGGCAGATGCGATTAAAAGGGCGAATTTGATGCGTGGTCAAATGAGTCCTGCCGAACAGTTTGGACAAAAAACTTCTGGCGAATTAGCAGGTGTGCCGGAGTTGCAGTAGTACGGTAAAAAATAAAAAACAGGAGTAGTGAAATGCCCGGAACAGAGCAGACGCAGACTCAAACCTCACAAGAGGCGACGCAGCAATCTAGCGGTACGAACCAGCAGACGAACACGCCGAATTACGAGGAACAGTTCAACAGCATCAAGACCGAGTACGAAACCTACAAGAAGGAGGCCGAACAGTACAAGACGGGCTACAACAACGCCGTTGCGTACTTCAAGGCCGACCCAGTAGGAAGCAACCGAGTTCAAAAGTGGATCGAGGGGAAGCCGTTCGATGACGAACAGGCGCAACCCGTGAAGCCGGAGAAAAAGGCTGCCGAACTTGACCCGAAGGCTTACGAACAAGAAATCCTCAAGAAGGCGGAAGGGCTGGTAGAGGAACGTATCGCGCCGTTTAGGGATTTTCGTGCCGAAATGGAGGCTCGACAGAACAAGGAGAGCGTTCTAAACGAGTATCAATGGGCCGACGAAAAGACCTACGATTCTTTCACGCAAAAGTTCGAGGAGATTGTAAGGGCGGAAGCCAACGACTTACAGCAGAAATACAACTTGTCACCAAACAAGGCGTATGAAATGGCTGTAGGGCAATACGTCGGATACAGTCACGGCGACCTTTTCATGAAAGTGATGAAAGATGAGATTCTGGAAAATGCGGCCAAAAGCGGAAGGGGACCAACGGCATTGCCAAAAGGAATGACAAGCCGGATTGGTAACGCAGCAGG